CAATAGCAAAAAAGTAAAAAAATAGTGAAAAAAGTGAAAAAAAGGTGAAAATTAGTGCATTTGTACCATGTACGGTGGTCAATTTTGCTTTATAATTCGTTCTGTCAATTAGCAAACGACCCGCTCTTTAAAAAAGTGAAAACGAAGCAAGGCAAGGCAAAGCGTCTTTTTTAATTTTATTTTAGGAAAAATTTTTATGCTTATATATTGTGCGCGCCATAGCATTGCAGCGAATCGACACATTCGTAGTCAGAATGTGCCACTATCGGCGATTGCCGGGTATATTTTCAAGTTATATCTGTGGAGAGCAAAAACATGGCTGAAAAGCTTTTAAGCGCGCGAGAGATACAAACAACGCCCTATGGTTTCGAGATAATCGGCGCGAGAAAACTTTGCAAGGCATTGAACAATGCCTTTCTTAGTGGGGTGCTATGCTATGCCGATTACACGGCAAGAAAATTCGCGCTTATCGAAAACTTAACTTCACCAGAGCATGACAGGATTAAAATCCTGAACATGTTCATTATTTAATTTTTTTGTTGTTGCACGCTAGAATATAATTAATCGCATTATATTCTAGTTTTCTTTTCGCGATTAAAAGGATATTAAAATGTCAGAGAAAACTGTAAATTATACAACCGAACAAACCGAACAATTATGCGGGTTATACGGTGAGGGAAAAACCATCGAAGAAATTTCTTCGATTATGGCTAGAAAACCCGCATCGCTGATCGCTAAACTTAGCAGGCTTGGAATATATAAGCCTAAAACATACACCACAAAAACTGGTGAGACAGTAGCAAAGAAAGCGGATATTGCGACCGATATTAGTTTATTTATCGGTACGCAGTCCCCTGAACAAATTGAAAGTTTGAGCCGGGTAAATAAGGGAACCTTGCAAGCTATTTTGAAAGTACTTAGCGAACTTTCAGAATTCAAGAAACTCGCAGTAGAAAATTTTTCTACTGTTAGTGAATAATAATTTTTAATTTAACCTTACCCTGATTATATAATCAGGGTATTTCATAGGATAATCTTACATGGATTATTTGAATTATTTAGGCATGGCAGCTATTACGGCCGCAAGCGTGGGGGTGCGCGTAGCACAACAACTGAACGTTAGCAGGGGATATTTTAAACGGGCGTTTATAACGTCCTACGTCTTTACCATAGTGGACGGCCTAGCGATTGGAATATACGCAAAAACAGTGTTTGATGGCGATTGGATAAACTTCCTAGCATTAGGAACGGGTTCGGCATTAGGCGGGTTGTCTATGATGTACTTTTACCATCGTAAAGGTTAAATTATGGCTAAAAAACAGTTTTTTCTGCTAGTGGATACCGAAACCACGCAATCCGGCAAGGTTGCTGATTTTGGTGCGATTATCTGCGACAGAAACGGTGAGATACATAGAAGGATTGCCGTTTTAGTAAAAGGGATATTCGGCGTGGAAGATTTATTCCATGACGAAAAAAACAAGGATGAGATATGGACAAAGAAAGGACTGGAAAAGCGCCAGCAAGCATATATAGACCATTTAAACAATGGTAGTCGTATGCTAGCTAGTGTTAGTGCTATAAACCGATGGCTAGTGCAAGCGATCGCTACTTATCCGAATATTTCACTCACAGCGTACAATTTAGCTTTTGATTTAGACAAGGCAAAAAAGACTGGAATAAATCTAGATTTATTTGAGGATAAATTTTGCTTATGGCATCTTGCAGTCGCGCACTATGGCGAAAGTAAAATTTATCGTGATTTTATTTTAAGGAATCATTTAATAAACCCCCCCACAAGGTTAGGGAATTGCACTTATAAGACGGATGCTGAAACTATGGCATCGTTCGTTTCAGGTGAGATGTTACCACCTGAACCTCATACAAGTATTGAGGATTGTATTGAGTATGAGTTACCTATACTAAAGGCTATTTTAAAGCGTAAAAAGTGGCGGGATAAAATCACGCCCTACAATTGGAAAAACCACCAACTAAAGCATTCATTTCTAGCAAGGTAAGTTTAAATAGTGGGCAATATTGCCCACTATAATTTTCAATTGAATAAGGATATATTATGCAAGAGATAGACTTGATTATTCCCTTTTTGTCTTCCGCAAAATATCCAAGCGAAGAGGACGATACTATTGATTATACTCAATTTTAAACTCTTGAAAAAGAGTTTTATAAAACCAGAAAATCCGAAGCGTATATTTATGCGCGGAAATTTATGGCTTTAAATTTTAAATCTAAGTTTAAAATAAACAGGGTTTTATGTGCTGAAGATTCTGATTTAGAATTGAATGAACAAATTGTAATTCAAGCATTAATTGAATAAGGATAGTATATTATGATTTAAGCGTAAAGTTTACCCTTACATGATAACCTTACGCTACATCGTTCCACGTGGAACGATGTAGCGTAGTATATTCAACCTAAGGGATAGTCCTTAGGGGGGTTCCCAGACCCGAAAAATCGCGCAGGGTGAGCGCACACCCGCGTGCGGTAAATTAAGATTTTCTAGGAAGTACATTTTGATGCACCTATGACTCCCGTAGTACTTAAGCCTTATCCCACTATGACTCCTTAGCCCACTATGACTCCTGTAGTACTTAAGATTTCTAGAGAATGAACTATTTTGATGCACCTATGACTCCCGTAGTACTTAAGACTTTGATGCACCTATGACTCCCGTAGTACTTAAGATTTTCTAGTACCTTATCCCACTATGACTCCCGTAGTATTTAAGATTTTCTAGTAGACTTTGATGCACCTATGACTCCTTAAGCTTACTAGCACCTTATCCCACTATGACTCCCGTAGTACCTTAAGATTTCTAGAGTAATTTATTTCCTAGCTGAAAGGTTCGCTTAGGTTGCTTTAAAAAAATTATAGCTATCGCCTCTACTACACACCCACTTGCTTTGGATTTGATGCTTTTTAGGTTTTAAATTTGGAAATGCATCATCCCTAGCAGTGGTTGAATGTGTACTACAGGTTTTATTTTACACCCTTTTCACCTAAAATACAATTCTAGTTTTCATTAAATACCTTTCTAGTGAATACAATCATAAATTTCAACCTTAAATTATGTAAATATTTCTAGCATACCTAAAAATTCGCTTGAATTTCTAATTGCCCGGTGTTAGAATTATAAAACTATGAAACCTACCTCCGACCTTGTACCAATTTCCCCCGAATCACTTGAAATAGTTCAAGTATACCTTAGTACCCAATCAATCCCAGAGACTGCCCACCGCTTAGGTATAGCAGAATTCCAAGTGTCCCAATATTTAAGAAAGCCAGAAGTAAAGAACTATATAGACCATATTTATCTCACTGCTGGATACCGTAATAGAGATAAGATTGCTAGAACACTAGATGACCTTATTGACCAAAAGCTGTCAGAAATGATAGAGACAGGTCTAGGAAGCAACAAAGACATTGCTGATTTACTTACTCTAGCGCACAAAATGAGAACCGACGAGATGAAGCTAATGATTGACCACGAAAAAGCAAAAGAAATCAAGAAGCAGACTAACGTACAAATTAATGACACTAGCGGTTCTAACTATTCAGAGTTACTAGGTAAGTTGCTATGCTAAAAATAAGCAGAGAGGGAATCTCTAGTACAGAAGTGCAACAATATCCAGTAGAAGAGAGATTCCTTAAATTACCAGTTGAAAGATACCTTAGCCTACTAAAAGAGAAAGGATACATTGGTGACTTGAATGGGCCCCAGCTGGCTATGCTTAACGCTATTAACTGCCCCAAGTACAGGTTCCTAGTTGCGGCTGTAGGCCGCCGGATTGGCAAAACAACCATATCCAATATAATAGCCCAATTAGTAACCCTGGTACCCAATAGTCATGCGCTAATTATGTCACCTAATTATTCTCTTAGCACAATTTCATTCGAGGAACAGCGAAAACTAATTAAGCTATTTGACTTGGAGGTCGTGCGAGATAATATGAAGGATCGCGTACTAGAGCTGGCCAACGGTTCAACTGTCAGAATGGGCAGTGTGTCTCAAGTAAATAGCGTTGTAGGCCGTTCTTATACTGTAATTTTATTCGATGAAGCGGCTCTTACTAGTGATGGACAAGAAGCCTTTGAAATAGCTCTTAGGCCTACTCTAGACAAACCTAACTCTAAGGCTATATTTATTTCAACGCCGCGCGGAAGGATGAATTGGTTTGCTGGTTACTTTAACAACGGATTCTCTGACTCTCCATCGTTTAATAAGTGGGTTTCAGTTCATGCTTCTTATCATGAAAATCCTAGAGTTTCACTAGAAGATATCGAAGAAGCTAGAGCTACTATGGCTAATGGTAAATTTGAACAAGAATATCTAGCTAGCTTTAGTAGCTTCGAAGGTCAGATTTATAAGTTTGATACTGATAAGTTTAGTTATGTTCTAGAAGATACTTCAGCCTTTGAATTTTTTATGGGTATAGATATTGGATTCAAAGATGCTACAGCTATGATAGTCTTAGGATATAATGGTGAAGTATTTTACGCCGTAGATGAGTATCAAGAAAGTCAAAAGACAACTAATGAATACGCTCTAGCATGTAAAGAACTTGAGAGTAAATATGATGTTCAGATGATTTTTATTGACTCTGCTGCTGCTCAAACCCGGCATGACTGGGCTATGAACTTTGATATCTCAACTATAAACGCTACTAAATCTGTACTAGATGGTGTTGCTTATGTTCAGATGACCATTGAACAAGAAAAGTTAATAGTTAATCCTAAGTGTAAGAACCTTCTAGCAACCTTAGACCAATACCGCTGGAGTGACAAAGAATCTGTTACTGAAAAACCTGTTCATGATAAGTTTAGTCATATGGCTGATGCTCTTAGATACGCTTTGTATACTTTTAGAGCTAATGTTGGAACCTTCTAGCAAAAACTTGGTTGAATTTTTTTAATAGCTGTACTATAATAGGTAAAATAATAAAGGAACAAAATTTTGGCATCAAATAATGGGTTGAAGAGAGATGAAGTTAAGTATATAAGAGACAAAGCTAAAGCACGGTATCCTCACGGTACCGAATGTGCTATTTGTGGGTCTAAGGAGAATTTAGAACTCCATCACTATAATTCACTGACTTTGCTCTGGGAACGTTGGAAAAAGAATAACGCTATTAGTATCTCTAGCACCGATGATGTTCTCTTTCATAGGGATTCATTTATACTAGAGCATGAAGTTGAGTTGTACCAAGACGTAGTCACCTTATGCTTAAAACATCATCAAGGACTTCATAGCGTCTATGGTGTGAAGCCGATGCTACACACTGCTAAGAAACAAGCGAATTGGGTCCTGGTTCAACACGATAAGTTTAATAAAGGCTGATGCACCTATGACTCCCTTAAAGATTTATATCTTAGCAAACCTAGTTACTATGACTACCTTAGCATTATGAACCACGAAGCACTGTTTACTCACAGCTCCTTTACAAGGAACTTATATAAAGGAACTAAATGAAAATACTAGACTATTTTAAAGAGAAGCTAAATATAGCTCAACCAGAAATCGCAAGAGATGAGGGTGAGTCAATTTATACTGCTCCGTCGCTAACGTATGAGCAGGCTTATGACTCTTTAACCACTGTTAGACGTGCTGTAGACATGATAGTTAACGGATGTTCTAGCTTTAGTACAGATGTAAGAGACAAAATCAACGGAGTTATTAGCCCAGCAGTAGGTATTAGAAAATCAAAAGTAAATACCTTATTGAATGTTCAAGCTAACCCCTACATAGACCTTAATAAGTTTAAACGACTAATTTATATTGACCTAGTACTGACAGGTAACGCCTTTATTTACTATGATGGGTTATACCTTTATAATATTCCAGCAGCTAATATGGAGATTATTACAGACCCCATAGTGTATATTAAAGGCTATAAGTACAATACAACGGTTGATTTCAAACCAGATGAGATTATACATATCTCAGATAATAGTTCTACCTCAATTTATAATGGTACTAGTAGATTAAAGTCTACTGCAGCTACTCTAGTAACCAGAAGTAACATGATTAACTTTCAGTCCGGCTTCTTTAAAAACTCAGCTGTACCGGGTCTAGTATTACTTTCTCCCAATGTCTTGGGCGATAAGGTTAAAGCTAGGATGATTGCTAGTTGGGCTAAAGAGTACTCTCCAGCTAATAATTCTCGTAGACCTTTAATTCTAGATGGTGGGCTTACTTTAGATAAGCTAGCTGATACTTCATTTAAAGAGCTAGACTTTGAGACTTCAGTTAAATCAAAAGACCAAGAGATTTTAGTTGCTTTAGGAGTTCCAGAAGTCTTAATAAATTCAGGGAACAATGCCAACCTAACCCCAAACCTAAGACTCTTCTACATGGAGACTATACTCCCTCTAGTAAGAATGGTAAATGCAGGGTTTGAAAGATATTTCGGATATGATCTCGAGGCAGAGGCTAGTAAAGTCTCAGCACTACAACCAGACTTAAAAGAAGAAGCTGCCTATCATAGTACTCTAGTAAACGGTGGCGTACTAAGCCCTAATGAGGCTAGAGACGCTTTAAGATACGAAGCAAAAGAAGGCCACGATGACCTACGAGTACCTGCTAATATAGCCGGGTCTGCCGCGGGTGGATTAGGAGGAGGAGCTCCAGTAAAAGATGAAGATAAATAAAAAAATAGAATTAATTACAGACTTTTCAATTGAGAAGTCTGCTGAGACCGATGAGTTGCGCATAGTTGGATATGCTAATACTACGCATAAAGACCGAGTAGGCGATGTAGTGGCTATGGAAGCCTGGGCAAAGGGAGGTCTAGATAATTACAAACTTAACCCTATCATTCTAGCATACCATAATCATTCTAGACCAATCGGAGTAGCAGAGTCCTTATCTATTGATGAAAGCGGATTAAAGATTACTGCTAGAATCAGTAAGGCTGCAGGAGATGTATATACTCTAGTACAAGAAGGAATCCTAAAAGCTTTTAGTATTGGCTTCCAAGTAAAAGACGCAGATTATGATGCAGTTACGGATATCTTTGTAATTAAGGATTTAGAACTTTTAGAAGTTAGTGTTGTTTCAGTACCAGCAAACCAACATAGTTTATTTTCTGTAGCTAAAGGCTTCGAAGATGAAACTGAGTATTTAGAATTTAAAAAGTCATTTAACCCACCCCAGGAAAACCTAGAAGAAGATGCTAAAGAGCAGAATAATCAGGAAGTACCTACAAAAGAAACCACAGAGGAATATAATATGGAAAAAGAACAAATGGACAAACTAGTAGCTGAAGCTGCTCAATCTGCTGCTACCGCTGCAATTGCTAAAGGTATCGAACTTGGCAAATCTAGCGCAGAGCGCCTTCTTGCCGATGCCGAGAAGCGTATCGCCGAAAACGAGTCAGCAGGCCTTAAAGCTGTAGAAGACCTACGTGCTGAGCTTGCTGAAAAGGCTAGCGAAATTGCTGCTCTACAAAAGAGCAAAATGCAGTTCGACGAAAAAGCTGCTGGTGACAAGATTACTTATGCTGAAAAAGAAGCTGCTGTTCTAATGGCTAAAGCTGTAAACAAAGGCATTACTGATACTGCTGTTTTCCAAGGCCTAGTACAGAAATATGGTGCTCATGTTCCATCCGCAACTTGGGAACTAGAAGTTTCTACTAATATGCAAGCAGAAATTCGTCGGGCTCTTATTGTCGACCCAATCTTTAATAAGAATATTAGTATGAATAACCCTGTTATGCGTCTACCAGTTAACCCTGAAGCAGGTTATGCTAACTGGGTGCTAGAAGCCGGCTATAAAGCTAGTACTTCTAGTGGTACTGCTCAAGACCACGTACTAAAAGAGATTAACTTAACAGCGTATAAGTTAGCAACTAAGGAATTCTTAGGTACCGAAGAAGAGGATGATTCAATTGTTCCACTCCTACCTATTATCCGCGACGCTATCATCCGCAGAACCGCAAAAGCATGGGACTTAGCATTGCTACGTGGTGCAGGTGCAGGTGCCGACCCAATCAAAGGTATCGCTACAACTGCTAATACTACTATTAGCACAACCGCAGGTGGTGAGCAAGTACGTTTAGCTGTTGCTTCTAAAGCTACTGTTGCTAATATGCTATCAATGCGTCGGGCTCTAGGTACTCGTGGTCTAGTTCCTAATGAACTAGTATATATCGTTTCTAACGACGTTTACTACGACCTACTAGAAGATACCTCTTTCCAAACTATGGATAAAGTAGGTACTCAAGCTACTCTACTAACCGGTCAGATTGGCTCTATTGCTAATACTCCTGTTGTACTAAGCGGTGAATTCGAAGCTAAAGCTGCTGAGAAATTTGGTGCTGTAATCGTTAACCAAAATAACTTCCTAGTTGGCCGTTATAAAGGTTTACGTGTTGAGTCCGATTACTCTGTTGAGAATCAGCAACGTCTAATTGTTGCCTCACAGCGGTTAGGATTCCAGCAAATCTCAAGTGTTCTTGGGGCAGGTGTGGCTACGTTTAAGTGGATCGCTTAATTTATAACTAAAATAAGGCTAGTCTTAGGGCTAGCCTTTATAAACAAAAAGAGGAGATAATATGAGTTTTCCATTATTTAGAGATAGTTATGAATGGTCTACAGTTAATACTGGTGGTGCTAACGTACAGAGTACTAACCGTAAAACCGGTGAAGTCTTTACAGGCACTCTAGCTACTTTTGATGAGTACATGAATGACCGCCTAGAAGGCATTGGTATTGTAGGTCAAAGTACTGTACCTGTTGGTATTGCTGCTTCAGGCTCTGTTGCAGAAAATGGTGCAATTACTATTGGTACTGCATTACCTGTTGTTTATTCTAGTGGTATTTGGCTAGCGCTTCCAGCCGCTGCTGCTTATGCAGATAGCCCTGCAGGTACTTACTGGTGTGTAATGAGTTCTACAACTGTAGGTGTTATTTATAACAACCTATTAGTAGGCGTTCCTTATGTTCCTACTGCACCTACCGCTATTGTTTCTGCCCGCGCTGCTACTAATTACACTGGTGTAACTACTGCTGTTGCTCTTGCTACAGTTACAGTACCTGGTGGTCTAGTTGGTGCTAACGGTTCACTACAGATTAAGTTTGCAGGCTCACAAAACAGTGCTGCTGGTGCTAAAACTTACGTAGTTAAAGGTGCTGCTGGAACTTGGCTTTCTAGTGCTGCTACTACTACCGCTGCTGCATACTACGACTTTACGGTTGGAAATCGTGGTAATGCTGCTGTAAACCTTAGTACTGGTATTAATAGTGTTGGAGTAGGTGCTAGAGGGTTCTTAGCTACTACAGTAGACACAAGCGTAAACTTTGATGTTACCTTTAATGGTACCTTAGCTACCGCAACTGACTACATGATTTACGAGTTCTTTGAAATCATTGCCCAACCTAAGCTTTAAAATTAAATAGGGCCTTTGGCCCTATTTTACTATGGTAGGCTAAGGCTATAGTAAAATAGGAAGTGAGGACGCTATATGCACGCAGACGATTGGGCAGGAGAAGAGAGAAGGTCTATACCCGTACATATTCTTAACTATATGGATACTCGCCTAGGTGAGCATACTGATAGAATTGAGGGTTTATTTAGAGAACATATTACAGATGAAATGGAAAGGTACTCAGATATTATAAGTCGTATTGATGCTTCTTCAGAAGCCTCTCAAGAACGCCATAACGTACTAGTAGACAGATTAACTGTATTTACAGGACAAGTAGAATTGATGGAAAAGGCTTTTCCAGAAAGTAAGCAAGGATGGCCTGATTATGTTAAACATCATAAGTACCACTACACTAAAGAAGAACAACGTGTTTGGTGGTCATCTGTTAGAGACCAAGCAGTAAAGAAGCTTTTTGAATGGAGCCTGATACTAATAGTAGGTTGGATGGGCGTTCTTATTTGGAAAGGATTATTACTAGGGCCATAAAGGATAAAAATGAAAGTAGAAGTTTTAGAAACGAAACTAAGTAGCCACGGTTTTTATGCAGAAGCAGGCGATAGATTAACTATCCCTGACCTAGTAGGAATTGCTTGGTGTGCTAATGGCTGGGCAAAGGACCTTTCAGGTGCTATACCTAGTACAGACAGAGTAGTAACAAATAGTGTACTTAACCCAGAAGATGTAACCATAACAATTACAGGAGATGAATAATGGCTAAATATTTAAACCCAACAGTAGTACTAGACGGTCTACTAGATAAGATTGCTACAGGTACATCCTTAGCAGTATGCTCTGCACAACCTAGTGTTTTAGGAGATATCGCCACTTATGCTTTAGCAACTACTTCTTTAACTGGAGGCAACTATACTAAAGCTAATGGAGACGTTAGTGGTAGAAAGATTAGTATTTATGTTGCAGACCCAATAGAGATTACAGCTACAGGTACTGCTACTCATGTAGTTGTTTACACTGCTACAGATATTTTACTAGTAACAACTAGTACATCACAGGTACTTACTAGTGGTGGTACTGTAACCGTACCTACATTTAAGTGCGAAACTGCTAGTCCTACCTAACCAATGAAAGGAATTAGTCTACAACTTAATGATGCGTTAGATAACCCACGCGCATCTTTAGAGGGTATCCAAGCAATATGGTGGGACACTACTAACCCTTCAGGGTCCATACCTCAAGGGAAATCTTCAGTTGTAACTACTGATGTAAACGGCTTTGTAAATATTGATATTTCAAATGTTACAGGGTTAGCAATAGGAGCTTTGGGATTCTTACAGCTATACTACTATGACTCCCTAGACTACCGTAATAGCTTAATATTTCAAAGTCAACTAGCTATACAAGATATAGTTTCTGGAGTAGCCTTAGTAGGCTTTATAACGGACCCTGGCATGGTAGGGTTATCTAACGTAGATAATACTTCAGATGAAGATAAGCCAGTTTCTACTCTGCAACAGGCTGCTTTAGACTTAAAGGCAGATATAGATGAGCCTATAGTTTATTGGGGTATTACTTCTAAATCTGCTAATTATCAAATCCTTACTACTGACCATACTGTATTAGTAAATGCTAGCTCAGGACCTATAACTGTTACACTTCCAGATGCTACTATGTGCAGTGGACAAGTGTTCCTTGTTAAGAAAGTTGACTCAACAAAGAATTATGCTATCATAGATACTTTAGCTTCTCAGACTCTTGATGGTAGTTTAACCTACTCAATAAGCAGACAATACTTTAGTTTAACTATCCAATCAGATGGTACTAATTTTTATATTATTTAAGGAATAAATATGTCATACTCTCCATGTGATGCTAGACCAGAAAACGCATTTGATATTAGTGGCCGTACAAGAGCTGCTGTATCTTCTACCTTATTTGATGGTAGAATTTTAAATGCAGAAGATACAGGTAAATGGGATACTAAAGGAACGGGTACTGCTACTTATTCTAATAATTCTATTGTACTATCTGTAACTCCAGGGCAATACTTAATAAGACAATCTAGATACTTTTGTCCTTACTTCTCAGGAGAAGCACAGGCAATAGAAGCTTCTAGTTTTAACTTCCACAACCAGGAAGGGATAGTAAAACGTATTGGTTATTTCTCTAGTAATGCAGTAG